TTCGAGCTCGTCCCAGTGATCGTCGGGGTCGACTCCGCCCTGGCGGACGTAGTGGCCAACGGACTTTGTAAGGTTGGAAATGCTTTCGGTTGCGGCCTTGCTGTCTTTCAACGGGTCGACCCAGTCCCAGCCGCGCGGAATCCAGCACAGCTCGGCATAGGCGTCGTAGTTTCGAGGCGGCAAGGGGATAGCACCGGTCAGCAGCGACATGGACAACCAGGCGTCGCCTACAGCCTCGAGTAACGAGCTGATAACGAACTGCTGCGTAGCCTTGTAGAAATCGCGCTCGTCGAGCTCACCGCTGCGCAGGCTCGAAAAGCTGACGCCTTCCAGGTCGTGCGCAAGGCGGTTGTAGCTCGGACCGAAACCAGCCGCGACGCCGCGCAGGCCCTGCTTTGTGAAGGGCGCAAACTGCGTCGGCGAGCTGCTCGGCAAGGGCTTGTATTTGAGCCCGTAGGGAATCAGCTTGTTGGTGCCGGCTTCGAGGTGCTCCTCGACGTCGACGTCGTCGTCAGGGTCATCTGGCGGGTCGAGAAATTCGGCGTCTTGCTCGTAGACGCCTGTCACCTTGGCCTGCATTTCCGACTTAACGAGCTCGGCGTTTCGGTATTCGTCCAGGTGATGCAGTTCGGCCGCAGCGGCATGGGTCCAGGTGAACCCTCGCGACTGGTGCGCGCGCCATGGCTCGAAAGTGTGCAGGAGGTCGCTCGCGAGAATTCGCTCATAACGTTCCTCGGCGCGCTGGTAGACGTCGCCGGGGTGATTCTTGAGGAGCCAGTAAGCGATCGGCCGTTCCCAGCTATCACGCTCGACGCCCATTCGAATCAGGTTGCCGTTATCCAGCTCTGAATTGAGATCCAGGTCGAGGCGATCGATCTCGAGGATCTGCAGCGCAAACCCCCAACGGTTTGGCCAGTTGCGGATCAACCGCACCATGACCTCACCGTCGCGCGCCAGGCTTTCAAGCCAGAGGTTCATAAACGTGGTGAAACTGTACTGACCAGTCACATCGCAGTTGCCACGACGGCAGAATTTTCGCCATTCGCGCTCGATCAGCCGGCGAGCCTTGCGGTTCGGGTCGCCGTTGGCCATCACCGCCTTGGACTGCAGAGCGATACCAAACGCGCCTATGACGTTCTGCTTTAACAGTCGGTAGAAGCGCTTTGCATATGGGCTATTGATCGACTGCTCTCGAGCTCGTGCTCGCAGCGTGTGGTGATCGCGGTAAATCTCCTGGTTAGCGTCGGCATTGGTGCTGCGCATGTCCCAGCTCTGCGTCAGTCGCCCTCGCTTGGCCGCCGAGAAACTCCGACGAGCGTCCTTTCCTAGATCTGGCTCGCGCCGCTCAGTGGCGGCAGGCACGCTTTTACGCCCGGCAAATGCCGAGGCCAATCGCTTTAAGAGATCCATGGTCAGAGCCTTACGAGCACGTTACGCACGAGCCCGCTCTTGCGTCGTTGCTGCATCAGCTCGCGCTGATACTGCAGGCGCAATTCGCGCAAACGCTCGATCGGGATTCGATCAAGGCGCTGGCCGTCGATTTCGTAACTTTGTTGATCCTTCGGAATGCGCTTTTCGAGTGCTGACTCGATCAGCGCGATCATGCGGGCCGCGTGCGTGCGCATATCTGCAGGGCCAGCGGTTTGCCAGTTGGGCTCGACCTGTAAAAGGCCGGTGGCCACCGTGGCGCGTAAGTCACCCTTAACTGCCAATGCGACCCAGCGATAAAGCCCTGGCAGCCAATCGGCCGTGTCGGATGCGGCCAGCTCGACCCGGTAAGGGGCCTCGCTGACTGCGTCGATCGAATAACTCGCCGGGCCGTTGAATACGTATTGCAGCGCCCAGCCGCTGGCGGCCGGAAACGCAGGCACGTCTCGCGACCAGGCGATCGAGTCGCCCGCGTGCAGGTTTACGGGTTCCATTGGTTGTCTCGCAGAAATGGCGGGCGCCAGGCGCCCTACCTGGTTGCTTTCTTGACCCTGAATCTCGGCCGCTTTTTCGACGGCTCCGCTGCAGGGGCGACAGGCTCAGCGGCAGGGGCTGGCCGGGCTTTTCGAGCACGAGAACGAGCGGGCTTTTCCGGTGCTGGCGTTTCGTCCTGGTCGACCTGGTCGGATTCCTCGACCTGACCAGGCTTCTCGAGCACAGGCCCCGCTTTCGCAGCGCCTTTCAGTTGTGCCCGTGTCAACGCACCGACCTTGTTCCGCTGCAGGCGATCGCGCAGAGCAAGCACGTATTGCATGGCCTCGCAGTCGAGGTAGTGGTTTTCCCCTACCTGCTTGAATGCGTTGTCAGCCTCGCGCCACTCCTCGCCTACCAACTGCTTGCAGTAGTCGTCGGTCACTTGCTGGTGAATCAGCCACCAGCCGGTGCGGTTGTCCGGCCGGTTGAAACGGCTGTGAACCCAACGCTTGGCCAACGGCGAGTCAAACGCCCATCGCGCGTCGCCGCGCTTCCTGACCTTGCCCTGCTTGTTGACCTCGACCATTTCCTTTTTGAAAGGCTTGTCGAGCGAGTCACGACCCCGCAGAGCGATCGCTCGCGTCTTGTTGCGGTGTATGAACTCGTAGACCTTGTCGTCGCGGTAGCCCATGTCGATACCCGCCAAGTCGATGGCGTTACCGTCATATTCAGTGTCGAGCAGCTCCTCGAGCCGGTCCCATACGTCGTCCTGGTCAGTCGGCCCCCACAGCTCGCCGTTCTCGACCAGGGCGGCGCTCAAGCCTGGATACCAGGCACGGACCACATAGACGAGGCGGTTTTTCTGGACGTCGACCGTCAGGAAAATACGCAGGGGTGAAGGCAGGACGAGCTCGCTTTCGGCATAAGCCCATTTCAAATTTCGCACCTCTTCCCATGTCGGCACGTCGCCGGCCTGCGAGTAGCATTCGCCAAAACCGGTGTTATGAACCGCCATCAGGTCGGCAGGGTCGCCCGAGATCTGCGCAGAGAGCAGATCCTTTGCCAGGGCGCCGTATGTTTTTTTCGACGAAAACGAGCAGAGGCCAGAAACCGCGTATGTGAAGTGCGTCGAGCCTTCTGTCTCAGCCGTTCCCGTGACCTCCCCCGCCTTGCTGACCGATTGACCAGGTGCAACAGCGACGCCCCGTTTATTCATCGTGGGGCGCCACTTGCTCTCGATCATGCAGCCGTTGCTAGGGCAGGTCAGGCGCGCGCCGCGCTGAGCCTCGTCAGGCGTGCATTCGCTCTCAGTCCCTTTGCCTGGCCACCAGAGCAAGCCAGACCAGGGGATAAAATATTCTCCGCACTCAGGGCACGGGACCGCCCATTCGTGGCGCGTACCTGACTGCCAGAGCCGCCAGACGGCAGACTGCACCGACTTAACAGGCGCGACGCCCCAGTGCTGCAGGCCGGTTTTTTCGTGGGTGCGTTTGCTCACCCGGCCGTGCGTAGGAGTGGCCGTGTAGCCGATTTTCGACCCGTCGTAGGCGTCACCACGACGCTCGACCAGGCTCACCGTCGAGCCCTCGCCCGTGTTAACGATCCGATCGACCTCGTCGACCATGATTAGGCCCGCCGAGTCAGCCGCGAGGCCGGACGGGGAGCCCGCCCATACAAAACGCAGTTTCGTGCCGGCGATCCACTTTACGAACATCGTCGAGCGGTGCGCGTCGAGCTTGGCCGTCAGCGATTTGCATTCGGCGATCATGTCGTCAAATTTGGGGATTACGGCGTCTTTCAGCAGCGGCGCAGTCGGCGCGATGTACATGATCGGCGTAGGGTCTTCGTCGAGCCGCTGGCCAATGATGTTTTCTATCGCCGATGATTTGCCCATCTGCGTGGCTGTAATGAACGTCGCCCGGTCGAATTGCGGCTGCGCAAACGCCCAATAAACCGGACCCATATAGGGATTGACCGACGAGTCAAAAGGACCAGGACGCGGCGAGCTCGGCGGCATGATCCGCTTATCGACCGCCCATTTATCAGCCGTCCTCGGCGGCGGCGCCTTCACCATCACCGAGACGTAATGAATTGAGCTTACCAACGCATTCAGCGAGCTCGCGTGTGCGATGTTCGAGGCGGTCGGCAGTAGCTCCGCGGATACGCCGCGTTTCTTCAAATAATCGATTTCGGATAATTGCAGGGTCATCGATCACCGCCAAATCTGCAGAACACCGGCTCGGCAGTGCGTCGAGCTGCGTCGCGTAGACGGCCGCGATGCTGGTATTGATGGCGACCACGGCGTCTATCGGCACAAGTCGGCCGCGCACCTGGTCAATTTCGAGCTGCAGCTTTTCGCGCCGCGCCCGCTTTAGCAGTCGATCCTCGGTTGAGGCTGAGCTAACGCCCTCCTCCTCGTCGCCTTCGTCGCCCATTTCGCGGCGCACTTCGTGCAGGATCAGCCACTCGATCGCGGCCTGGCTGTCGATTTGAACCTCGACGCCTCGACCGCCACCGCCCGAAGTTGGCAACCCCTGCTCGATCAGTTTCGAGATCCAGCGCGGCGACTTGCCCAAGAGATCGGCAAGGTCTTTTTTGCTGATCGTCTTGCCCATGGGAGAAAGGACCAAAGAGAAAAAGTGAAAAAGTACAAAGGTGCAAAAGTCCTTTCTGACTTTT